ATTTTTCTTCCAGTGCAAAAACTTGCGCTTGCATTTTTATAAATTCTGTTGAAATTTTAATATCCTTATTATCTTCTAGCCAGTCAATAAACCTATTTATTCCAGTCATTATAAGCTATTTTTAAGTTTTTCAATTTCTTCCCTATATCCTTGAATTGTATTTTGCGCCAACATTTTTACATTCATACCAAGATCAAAAAAAGTATCTTTTTGGTATATGCTGGTAAAAACTTTGTCAACAAAAAAATGAATTTGGATATTATCCAAGTCACCAGTAACAATTTTTTGCAGTTTTGCTATTTCTGCTTCGTGCCATAAAATTGCCTTATATATGGCGCTGTATTCTTCGTAATTGTCGTCGTACATAATAAAAAAGGTATTTGAAGGTGAAAAAAAAGTAAGCAGTGCCGTAAATAATTACGCCAACAGGTACAGAAATAATAAAATAGAAAATTATAGCTAGTAGCCATCCTATTACCCTAAACATAGGATTAAAAATTAAACCAGCTGTCAGCTGTAGCAATTAATAGGCAAAGAAGTACAAAAGCAATGATTTGAAAAGTTGTTTTTTTCATTTTGATTAATTTTTATGTTATAAAATTCGTTTGTTACCGTAATATTAATAACATTATCAATACAAAAATCAAAAAAGCCAATATTTATTTTAAAAAAGTGCATAAAAAAGGGGATTGTAGAAACAATCCCCGACCTTTAAACTATAATCTTAACCTATTTTAAAAACAATTCCCTTTCTTTTGACCTTCGGTTTACTAATCCCTGATTAACCACCCCTTTAACTTTATTCCAACGTAAAAATTCATCCGCAACTTGAATTTTAGGGTAATTAGCATTTAAACGCTTTAACAATGTTGATTTTTTAAAATTACCAATTCCTATATTATAAGCCAAGCTTGTTAAACTGTCAAGCTGATTTTGCGTTGTGGCAACAGTTATAAGCTTTTTAATTTCATTCTGAAGGTTTCCAGTAATAGTATGCAACCAACGAATTGCTGTGCTTTCGTCTATTGTATCACCTTCCTGTACTGGGCGTTTTTCATCTATATTATAAGTTGATCCAAAACCAATTGTCCAGACTCCGCCGCTGTCACGGTATGCTTTTAATTTTTTACCTTCAAATACTGCAATAATATCCGCGGCTTTTGATGTTGTAGACATAAAAAGAAGTATTACAATTGCACCAATTATGGCGTATTTTTTAAAATTGGGAGTCATGATCTTTCGCAAAAAATCCCACTAATAAAGTACCAAAACCGCCCAAAATTTTAGTTATGTCTTTTGATGCAATACCATCAATTAAAACAGGCAATCCAGCAATAGCGCCAAACATTGTTGTTTTAATGTTGTTAAAAAATCTTTTCATTTTTTTAAGTTTTTTATTTTTTTATATGTATAAACGCAAGTAAATAAACAAGTCAATGTACTGGCACCCATAAAAACAATTTTACTTATTAAATCGATTTCGGTTAAACCTACAATTGATATAAGTACAGTTAAAATAGATCCAGATACTGAATTATCCAAGTTCATTAATTGTGCTTTCATCAATTACTTTTTTTGCTACAGTATCAAAAGCCAAAACTATTGTATAAACATCATTTAAGGTATTAAAAATGCCTTCTTTTACAGATTTGTCTAATGCAGCTTTTAAAATATCTAAGGCTTGTTTTTCGGTTAATTTTTGCATATAGTAAAATTAATAAATAAAATTGATTGACCATTCTGGAGTTGATAATATATCAATTATTTCATCATAAGTATAAGGACCTTCTTTTGTATTTAATGCTTCAACTGATGATGGAACAATTTCTCCATCCCATTTAACAAATGTCTTAGTTTCGTCAACTGATTTTCTTATAGTGTCAATAGATGTTTCTAATACTTGATTAAAATCAATATTATTCAATTCAGAAACATTAAAAATCATAAAATCTTTATTATTCATAAATTATAATCCAAATCTTGATTTAATTGCATTGAAATTTTGTCCTACTTGAGTTGAATTTAATGCTATATTATAAATACTTGCTGTTGCAATATTACCAGATAAAAATAACCCATTAGTCACAGCATAAGATCCCAATCTGCATAATGGATTTGTTAAATTAGCTGTTGTGGTTGGTACTGTATAAAGAGCATCAAATGTTAAAGTACTTAATATTCCATTTATATATAATTTTAATTTATCGGCATTAGTAGACAAACTACCATCATATACAAGACAAATATTAGAATATGTTGTTAAATTAGTGTAAGAAGTTGTTGCGCTTCCATCTGTTCCATTATTAACTTGTACAAATAAAGTACCTGGATTTAAAAAAATTAAAATATCAGTAGTAAAAACACCTGTATTTCCATAAGAAAATAATGCCCTTCCATTATTTGAGCCAAATTTCACAAATGATGAAAAAGTAAATTGAGATAAATTATTTAAATCAACAACTGGTGATATATTTACATAATCATCTGTACCGTCAAATAATAATGTTCCACCATTTCCACTATTATAAGCTAAACCATTTATTAAAGTGCCATTTTTACCATTTGCGCTAATATCAGTTAAAACGGTTCCAGTAGTTGGATAACACCTTCTTTGTGCTACATCATAATTTAAAATTAAATTATTGCTTATAATTTTTTGATTACTATCTACAATCCCAACCATATTAAGCATTTAAATTTCCAAATAAATACCATTCATTAGTATCAATTTTTATAAGTGTTGCGGCAGCATATTGTGCATTTAATTTCAACCATCCGTTTGCAGATCTAATTGTAACTCCGCTTGTTGCTACAATACTTGTTTGACCTGCTCCATATTGCGTAATATCAATTTGTGTACCAATAGAAAATGGAACCGTTGCATCCAATGGAATTGTTAAATTATTTGCTGTTGCCACATTCATTTCTACCATCTTTGATCTATCAGCATCAACCAATGTATAGTTAGCTGTTTGACGGTTAAATTTAACGGTTAAAATAGTTTTACCAGCAAAATAGTTGTTATCATTTAAACCAGCATTGTAAAAAGCCCATCTGTTTGTGTAAGTATGTCCAGCGCTATATTCGTCAAGATCATTAACTAAATAACCGTATCTATTTGTAATTATAAGCCTAGCTGTACTACTGGCATAATCACCATATACAGCGCTATTGGCGTAATGAGTATAGGTACCGTTATTTGTACCATCAATGCGAAGTTGTAAAATTTGATTAGCCCAAGCCCTAGCGCCGCCGCTTGCTTGCGTGTTTGTTATTGTGGATCCAGCAGCATTAAAAGTAATGCTGCTAAGATTAAGATTATTTGTTGTATAAGATCCGTTTCCAAAAGTGGCTGATCCGTTCCAGTTATTTGTTTGTAAGCTAGATGTATTAAAACAAGCTAATAATGCTGTCCAAGTTATACCAGCATTAAAAGTATTTGTTACCGCTATTTGTTCACCGTATGGGTTTGTAGCACCAGCCAAACCAGTATGCGTATGTGCAACGTTTATGGCTGTGGTAAAAGAAGATAAATTATAATCTAATATTAAAACATCTTTATTAGATCCTGAACTAACAGCTTCGTAGTGAAACCTATAACGCTGTCCTGCTGGGTTAAAACTTGCGCCATTATCCGAAACCTCAAAAACAACTTCGCCCTGATCAGACGCAACAGCATTACCGTATATACTCCAACCATCATTTGTAGCCATTACTTGTTGAATCTTATAAGTAGTACCACCTACAGTGTTATTGGCTGGTAAATTTATATTACCGTTAGTAACATAAACGTTTGCGTCTATTGTTATGTCACTTCCAGACTGGCTTATTTTACTATTTCCTACAGCTGTACCAGTAGGCGTAAACATTGCAATAGTGTTAATTGTGCCGCCGCCTGTTATTGTGCCGCCACCAGCTGATCCAACAGCAATTTGTTGCCAAGCTGTTCCCGTATCCCTATAAATACCGTAAGGGCTAGCAATATCAATAAAGATCCTTCCCTCTATTCCAAAATTTGGACGGTTAGCCAAACTGTCCGAATAGAACATTGGCGTTCCTTTTTGATTTAATATTGAAAGATCTAAAGTTATCATTATCTAAATAATTTACGTATGACTGTACAAAGGTTACCTGTGCTAATTAAAGTGTCAAAAGTAAGTATGTATTGGGTAGTATCTATTTCGCCAGCGTTGCCAGATATTCTTAACGATTGATTAGGGTAAATTAAAACATCATTAATTGTAAAATTAGTGGTACCCTGATTAATAAATGTTATATCGTTACAATCTGATCCAATATTTTGAGAAGTGTAAAAAACTTTTGTTTCTACATAAAACTTTTGAAACAAACGCCCAGTTGATTTTGAAACAGTATTTTCCTGTTCATACTTTTGCCTGTCGCTTTGTTGTTTAATAAAATCAATTTTAGCGCTGCTTTGCTCATATAGTTTTAAATGTTCAGGCTTTGGCATAATATTAATTTTTAAAAAGTATCTGGAAAGTTTCCTACAGCTTTTTTCTTTTTGAATAATTTTTTAACAATTGGCGCCGCTTTTTGAAATATTGTTTTCACTGGTGCTTTGTTAAATTCCTGTTCACTTATTTTAGTTGGTTCAGGTACCGTTATTGTATATCCTTTCTTTTTGGCTTTGCTTTTATAAATAAAATAATAAGCAGCGCCACCAATTAAAAGATATGTTAAAAGTGCTTTGTTTTTCATTTTTTTCTTTTTATGTAAGACGTTAAAACATAAGCACCAATTAAACCAAAAAATATAAATTTGCCATACTTTTCAATGTAGTAAGGTAATTTACCTTTTTGCTCAATTATTGCCTGTTCATCTTGTGCTTGCTGTATTTTTATTTCTTTTTGAATATCAGAAGTAACAACAAAATTACTAGGTGCGAATAATATATAATAAAATGATCCACCGGACCGCTGAAATTGCAACCAAATTCCGTCCGGTTTTTCAAGATAACTGTAAACAGTTCCTGTTCTTCCGTTTACCGGTATAGTGAACAGGACCTTATTTGGTTTCTCAGGGAAATTAAATGCAGGTAACATTTTTTTTGTTACCAAATTTTTTCCAATAAGTTTTGATACTTCAATTCCCATTTTATTTTCTTAACATTTTGAGAAGAAAATTAAATTGCTGTTTATCATTCAAAGCCATTTCAGCCAATAACAAAAGATCATTTCCTAAATTAGCATCAAATTGCTTTAAAATTTCAATTGCTTCGTCAATTTTTGCATCCTGATTAGTTTGCGTCCCATCCATAACACCAGCAACGTTTGTAACTTTTGTAGTTGGCATAAACATTCCTTGTAATTGTTGAATTAAAATATTTTGCATCACAGGGTTACTAAAAAACCCAGCTAAACCGCCTTGCTCTGGTTCTTCCTCATCTTCCTCATCTTCATCTTGAAGCTGCATTTGCAATGCTGCAATTTGGCTTTTTAGAACACTGATTTCACCAATTAAATTTTGATTAGCATAACCCATTTGCATATTATTAACTGGTTGTATTGAAGTTTGTTCATACGCTACAGGACGAAATTTTGTAACAATCATTTCAGGTGAATTTTTAACAAAATAACCTTCTTTTGGTGCTTTTGGATGTATTCTTAAAATAAATGTACAATCTAGTCCAGCTGTTTCAGCGCTTCTTATGTTAGCCTCCAAATGATCTCTGGATAAGTTTTCGTCATTATCAGCATTATAAAAAACTACACTTCCTTTGGTGTCGGTTATTGACCAATAGCATGTTTTTGCGTTTTGATCATACCATTCCATTACCTTATTGGTGCCAGTTAAAAAAACATTGTTAGGGTTTGCCATAATCTATTTATTAAAGGTGAAAAGAAAGTGGCTAATTATGCGTAATAAACACCAAAACAAACTGAAAAGTTACTTGAACTAATTGATGAATATGCGACAGGGCTTTGTATATATGACTTAGACCAAATTATTTGCTGACCAGCAAATGGAGCCATATTATAAACCCAAGAACTTGATGCTGTTGTAGTTCCTTGTATGTTCAATGATAGTACAGGGATCCTTGATACAGCTTCCTTATCATTATAATAAAGAACCAAATAAGTATTTTTCAAATTAGCAATTGACAACAAAGGGTTACCAGATAAAATAGAATTGGTAATTGTGTCAGTTGTAAAAGAAACTAAATTTAACAATGATACGAAACGAAGCTGTGGTTGATCAGGAAAAAAGAATTTTGTTCCAGTGCTTGACTGTGGTACAACACATTCGATGAACTCAAAATTTTGAACTTTTGTCATTGTTTGACTTTTATTTTATATAAAAAAAAGGGGTTTCTATTTTTAACGTGCCATCACCCCATTGCATTGCTATAAGTTAAATACTATCTTACTGGAGTACAGTTTTGAGCCAAAATACCCCTAAAAATTACAACAATTCTTGGAGCTGTTGAAGCTTGCAAAGTTCCAATTGCCGCTGGAAGATCCAAAGTAACAACGTTATTTTTTGAACCAACAAATACAATGTTTGGTTCTACTGGATAGTAACCAAATTCACTTGCATCGTTTTGATCAATTGTTGTTGCTGTACTTGCAGCACCTTGCTGAGTTTGTGGTACATACAGATGTCTGTAAATATCCCAACTCGGCACGATTTGCTTATTATTTACAACGATGCTCATTTTGCCTCCGTACAGATTATAAAGTGCAGTTGAAGCACCTGAAGTGCTAAATGCACTAGCATTTGGATAAGTGTACAAAGGAAATGCGGTTGTTGTGCTTGAAGCTGGAATAGAAACAAATATGCCTATGCTCGAAACCACGAAGGCATCCTGAAGAGCTAAAAAATTATTCGTGACGAAATTATTTCCTTGTTGTGTATTTACAATAATTGGAATTTGATAAGATGTCACAGAAGTTGACATTGCAACTTCACTTCTTAAATAAGATTGAGAAAGTACAGCTGATTGAATAGATAAACCAGCATTTGAAATAAGGGCTTTTGAATTGTCAAAAACCAATCTAGCACCGTGTTGTGTTGCCATATAATTTTTTTTTAAATTTTAGTAGTTATATTCTTCTTCCATTCCAGCAATAACGCTAAGGTTATCAGGGCTATATCCAGCAATTACGCTAAGATCATCACCAGCCATTACAGAAACAGGGATGTCCATACTTGAGTCAATAGCACCAAGCACGTTAGTAGCTTGCAATAGTCCAAGACCACCAGCCGCAATCATACCGTCACCAATTGCCTTACCAAATGAACTTTTTACCAATTTAGGGAAAAACACACCAAGTGCAACAACACCAGCACTCTTAATCTTTGGATCAAGGTTTGGTAAAATTTTTGGTGAACTTGTCAAGATCCTAGCACCTACAGCACCAGCAACCAAGCCAGCTGCATCCATAAGGAAAGATTTTCCCATTGCGCCCATTTTACGACCTGAACGGCGACGGCGTGGGGCTGCCTTCTTTTTTCTTTTAGCCATTTTATTTGTTTTTTGTTTGTTTTTGGAACACTATTCCAAGATTTTTATTTAATTTTTTTTAATTCTTTATTCAGATTAGTTAAAACAAATTTTCTTTCCCTTAATTCGTGTTTTAATTTATCTAATTTTTGTTTTGCATAAAATTTAGAAACAACGTCCTTACTTTTTTTATAATCAGACATTGCATCTTTTACGTCTTGTTTTAATTTTTCATAAGATAAAATAGATCTATTTATATCTTTTGCAATTACACCACTAACTACCCTAATATTAACATTATGACTTTTAGTATCTTTATGACTTGTGGCAACTTTTTTAGGGGCTAATTTTTTTGTAGCTGCTTTTTTTAATGCTGATTTTTTAGCAATTACAGCACCTATTTTAAAATGATATTCATTTTTGTTATTTTTCAATTTTTTTACTTTTATTTTTTTGTCATAATCACCGTTTTTATAAATTGAATAAACATCATAATTTTTAGTTGGATCACTTTCAATTAAATATGCTGACTCACCTTTTATTAATTTTATTGGTAAATATTTGATTTCTTTTACAACATTTGATTTTTTTGCAGTTACTTTTTTAACTGCACCAACTTTTTTATTGTAAACGTGCGCAAACGCTTCTTTTAAACTAACGCCTGTTTTGCTTCTGTATGCAATTGCTTTTGAAAATTTTTCTTTTGCTGCTTTCTGTGCTGCTGTCATGTTATTATTATTAAAGGTAAAAAGAAAGTGTTATTTTTTCTTGCTTATAAGATAAATAACCAAACCGCCACCAATTAAGTAAGGTAAATAATTTTGTTTTTGTGCTGCTGGCATTTCGGCGCTTTCAACAATTTTTTCAACATTTCTGTTAAAATCTTGCGCTTCTGCTTTTTGTTTTTCCTGTTGTTTATCAACAACATTTTGCACTTGCTTTGCTAAGATTTGTTTTGCGCTGTCCCCAAGTTCTTTAGCGTCTATTCCAATACTAGCAAGGAATTGCGCAACTTTTACCAAAATAGGCGTTGCAGCTGTAACCGTTACCGCTGTTGCTGCTTCAACTACACCAATTTGCCCCTCTGAAGGAAAATAAACATCTTCACCAAGCAATCTATTTTTTAAAGCACCCTGTTCAACTTTTCTTAACAATTCATTTGTGTTTCCGCCTAAATTGTTCCAAAAATCGTTTACTTTATTTTTGTTGTTAACAAATGCTTGTTTCAATTTTGTTGCAAGCCCTGTAAAATTCAAACCAACTAATAAAAGAAAAGCGCCCCTAGCTGGTGCCAGTGCTACTTTTACAACTATCTTTTTGGCTGGTGCTTTTGTTATGCCAGTAGTATCTATTTTGGCTGTTGCCGCTGGTTTTGGCTTTTTTGTGAAAATTCCCGAAACGGAGTATAAGCTCATTTTTGGCGTTTTATCTATTTTATGAAAATATGTTTTTTTTTCGTTAAATGTAGATAGTACAGGATCAACAAAAACTTCATTTCCCTGATCATCAATAACTACAGCAAACGTATGGTGCGGAATTTCATCTAACAATCTGTAACTAGCAAAACGATAAAAAACTTTATTGTTAAAATATCCTTTGCGCCTTAAACTGTCTAAAATTCCAACAATAAAAAGAGCATAATTTTTGCAATCATTGCGCCCTACAGAAATTATTGCACTCGGCGACATTATTTTTTGGCTAGCTTCACTGTCAACAGTGTATTTGATATTTTTTTTGAGAAATTCAAATATTTTCTTTGCAGTTTGAATTGCACTACCTGAATAAAAATTTTCAGAAATTTTATCGTATTCACTGGCGTATTTTTTATGTGCTGCTAACATTGCGCTAACAATATCTTTTACTTGCTGCTCATTCACCAACAATCTGCGCTGGTTGCTAAATGGCGTTAATTTTCCAAGTAAAATATTTTTGTCCATTATATAGCTGATTTGTATTGAAACGGTGCTACAATTCCGTCAAAATTTGCAGTTCCCTTAATTTCGTAAACAGCGCCTTTTTTTAGCCATCCTTTTGTTGCCAAAAGCTGTAAAATTCCAATGCTAGGGCTGGCAATAACTTTTAAAACGCTTTCACTTTTTGGCGCAATTTTTTGCTCGCTAAAATTTGAAAAATCAGCAACTTGTTTACCAGCAAAATAAACTTCTCCCTGTAGTGCTGAAATTGTGCCGCTGGATCCTGTTGGGTTTTGAACTTTAAAATTCAATTCAATTTTTTTGCTGATGCCAGATCCAACAATTTTTATTTTGTCAAAAAGAAGTTTTGTTTTTTCACCAAATTGTTTTTTTGAATAAACAAAATAGGCAATTGCCGCAGCTGCTAAACCCCCAAAAATTAAATTTTTTTTCAAACTTTTGACATTTTTGTAAAGTTATCAACTTTTTTTCGTATTCGTACCAAATATTTTTTTTGAAAAAATGATCCACGGGTACAGGGTCACACCCCTTTAGGGGGGTGACCCTGACCCTTGGTAATTTTCCAAACTGATGAC